CTCAACTAAGAAAGTATCATCTTCATTAGAGTAAAAATCAAATAACTGCACTACACCGTTATTAATGATGCTCACTGATAATGTGCAGCCTTTAATCGGTTTCTTTGGATCATCATCCTGCCATTCCTGAACTGCAGGAATCCCACCTAATAAAATGTCTTTAATATCACCATCATAATTTTTCTTATAAATATTTAGCTCGTAATTGAGCAGAGCTTCACTAGATGCAAATTGTGATGTATAATTAAGATTATATGGCATTATGTTGTAGTTGAATAAGTGTTAGAATATTTTTTATTAGAGAAGTAAATGTCTTTACCCTTTAGCATTCCAAATACTTCTATCGATGACATTGCTCCCATCATATTTGATGTCTGAGCTGCAGGTATAACTTGACTCTCTCTAGGTAGATTGATTAACTCCGGCCCTCTCTCACCCACTAAAGCCATCCCACCTGGAGCATTTCTAGTACCGACTGCGAATGATGACTTTTGACCTACTGTAGATTTAATTAATGATCCTAATGTAGCTAAAGCCACACCTGCAGCAATAGCTAAGTAAGGATTTGCTAAAACTGAAGCTAAAGCCTTTTTTGCTATTAAGGCAGTTATACCTATTTGAATCATTTGCTTTCCTAACTCTTCTACTAATCCTGCCATAGATGCAAATATCCCTGCAAAAGCATTTCCTAAATTTCCACCCTGAATGGCTGTAGATAGTACATCAGCAAAGCCAGTTCCAATGGACATGGCAGCCTCAGTCATGAATGAATTTAATGAAGTAGTTAAATCAATTAACCCCTTCTTAACTGGCAATGGCAAACCATTGATATCAATTACAGGCATGATAGGTATTTCAATAACTCCTAAATCCTGCTTGAATTTTGCCAATCTTTCCTTAGCTGACATCTTACCCAAATCAGTGGAAAACAATTCCAATTTTTTAGGGCTAAATGCAGTAAGCTTCATTATCTCTTCTTTGACCTTCTTAACCTTCTCTTTAGTGTCTTTAGCTTTATAACCTAATTGACCAAAAGCCGAAGTAGATTGAAGTATTGTATTATTTAGGTTAATTTGAGTCTGATTGAAATCAGTATCAATCTGATTTAATTCACTTTTTATTGTGGCAACTTTTTGCATTGCCTGTTGATAAATCCCTAGAGATACTGTAGCCTGCCCTGATGTATATTCCTCTGTAGCATAACCTGCATTAGTCTCATCAGACATTCTTTTAACTGATTCTAATACTGCTAGTCTAGCCTTAGATAACTCATTTAATTTGTTAGTTTTTTGTATTTGTAAGTCAGCTAATTTATCAGCATATTTTGTAGCTACTGCCTGTGCAATAATAGCCTGAGTATATAAATTAACCTCCTGAGTAGCTTTCTCTGTTGCAACAGATGTCAAAGTAAGTACTTCACCATGTTTACCCATGATGTCATTGGCTTGCTTTAAAGCTTCATTTCTTTGCTCTAATGGCAGTCTACTATCTTTGGCAATATTTACAAAAGTCTGTAATTGCAAACCACTAGATAAAGCACTGCTTCTAGCTCCATCCAATGATTTTTTAAACTCTTCATTTGCTTTTACTAATGGATCTAGCTCATCCTTTGCTTTACCTGCAGAACTAGAAAATACTACAAGTAGTGATGATATAACACCTACTGCTAGACCTACACCCATTGGACCGGTAAGACCACTTACTAAAGCTTTGAAAGCTCCACCAGTGCTGCCAGTCTCCATTTTTAATCTTTGGAATGACTCAATAAGAGGATTGATGTTATTTGCAATACCTATAAATCCATAAGGAGCATCCTGAGCAATTCTAGATAAATTCTGTAATGACTGCCCTGCCTGTGCTGAGCCGTTTTTCATTTCCTTAGACAAAGTATCACCTGTCTTTTTAGCTGCTACATTTACCTCATTAAATCCTTTTGCTGTAGTATTTAAAGCTTTATCTACCTGGTCGAATCCTACCGCTGAGGCGACTATTTTAATCTCTTCTGCCATTACTTACTTTTTTTAATGTTATGCCTTTCCATAATTTCCCTCACTCGTTCCGGAGTCATCTGATTGCGTATCTGTTCAGCTCTGCTAATCTCCTCATCATCCTGCATGGGCCAAAACTTACTTATGCTGCCTATTGCCTTACTACCAGCAAAGCTTTCAGCAACACGAAAAGAGGCAAACCGAATAATCTTAGCGTAATCGGTTTGCCTCTCTAAATATCCTTCAACAGCTGCGTAGAATTCCATAGGCAAAGAAGTATAGTATTGATATGTTGACCATCCTAGTTTCCCTAAAGCAAACTTAAGATTATCATACGCTTGCTCTTCTACACTTTTTTTTTGCCTTCATCTTCAGTCTGTGCAGATGTGCCTACTAATTTTTTCCATAGCTGAGTCTCAGTCATGGTGTTAGTGATGGCAGTTATCTGCTCATCCTTATTCGGCATCTCATCCACCCAGTCGCAGACCTGCTCAAAAGTATAGTCAGGCTCCTCCCTTTTAACGTAAGAATTGCCTCTTAAACCACCATAAACCATAGCATATAAAAAGCCAGTGTTTGTAGTGGTGTCGTTGTGTGTGCCAATAACCTCAATGGCTAGCTGATTGAATTTTAATCCCCTCAGCTTGCCACCAAGATCAATTTGAATGTAACTCATGTGTAGATATTTTATTATTAATCGTAGATAAATAATGATGGTGTGCCATATGGCTGTATAGTTCCGCTGAATGTTCCTGCAGAATCAAAAGCAAAAGTCGCTGATAATTCTGATAAGTATCCAGTACCTGACTCCATCTCATCACCAATCTGTGGAGATGCTGGAGCTATCTGCCATCCTATTGTAGTTTTATTTCTCAATAAGATTCTTAAATCTGTTCCACTTACTCCAGTTGTAGGATCTTGTAATAAGAAACCTTCAAATCCGTAGCTAAGCTCTAATGTACCAGGTGATTTATCCGGTCCACATGCTGAACTAGCATCTACTACAGATACTGAATCATTCTTAGTTACTGATGTAAGACAAACTACTGTCTCATATGTGCTTCCTCCTGCTGGATCAATGAATAACAACATTGTCCCGCCTGCTACTTTATGCTCACTCATGTTTTTTTATTTTATTTTATGAAATTACGAAAATATCTTGTTTAAAAATCAATATACGAGAAATAAATACTTTGCCGCCTATTTCTCCTAGTCTATCTGTTCTGTCTGTTTGTAGGCTTAAATTAAGCATTTGCAGTCCAAATGATGACAAGTCTAGCACTGATGTAGATGTCGGCTTTATAGCCTCTATAATATCTCCTACAACACTATTTAAATTCTTACTATTGTTATATTTGTACTGCCATGAATGGATGGAAATCTGAATTGTCAAATTAACATCACTAGAAGTATCTGTACTTGTTTCAGTAGATGTAGCATCAGATAAGACACAGTAAATATTATCCTTAATATCATCAGGCTCCTCACCTTCATATACTGGAATGCTTAAACCATCAATGACCTCATAATATGCCTGCAGTATTGCTGAATTTACATCTCTCATATCTTGAATATATCTTTTAAATCTTGTAATAATATCGGTGTAAATTTGTTAACTGATGGATAAAGATAGGGCCTAGGACTCATGCCGGTAAACTCTTTGCCTGTTGCTCTTTTATATGTCTCCGCTAAATCTTGCCACGCTTGAGGCAATGATGGCACATATTGTGATGCCATCTTTCTAGTGCCGAATTCTACATATGCTGCATAATTAGCACTTACTTTTACCATAGCATAACCATTACCATATTGAGGAGTAATACTACCCTTTAATCTACCAGTATCAACAGGCACTAATAACTTAGCATTTGATGCTACATCATCAGCCCACGCCTCCAATGCTGAATTAACATCCTTTTGAGATTCTTTACTAAGATTATCAAATTTCTTAGTCAATGCATTTAATCCAGTTATTTCTAGTTTCATTATGGAGCAGGATTAGGATAAATACGAATTTCAAAAGATGTATTATTCATTAAGCTATTTGCTAAACTGCCATTACTGCCAGTCCAAATATTTAAATTATTATCATCTACTCTAGTCATAAGATATACATTGAAGTCAGGGCTAGCCTGTGTATTGCCTATGTATATCCATGTTAGATTCTCTTCAAATATTGCTAAATCAGATGTAACAGTATAACCTCCTACACTGCCATAACTTGTAGTCAATGTAGCACCTGTGTTATTCTCAAATATATTTATTGATGGAGCCACTAAAGCCCCTGATTGTGATATATTACCTATTATCTTAGTGTATGGCTGTGCAGCATAAACGATATCACTTACAAAAGCTTTACCCTCTTGAAATGGAGCTCTTAGCACTGGTACATAATCTGTAGGCTGCAATGCCCCTAAATCAGGCAGATAGTTATATGGTACTAATAATGGCATCTAGAAATATTGTACGTTCATGACCTCAGATCCTGAGAATATTGTTGAAAATGTAAACGTTCCAAGTGTTGTATTGACAATTACCTCCTTATTTTCAGGAGCTCCAAAACTAGCCACCTGAGTATATAACACGCCATCCTTAAACACGCCAAAAATAGTTCGCCCAATCAATGAATTGACAGTTATGATGTAATCATTCTCTGCCGGTATCTCTGTGTATATCTGTATTGATCCTGTATCCATTGGTGTATCACTATTAATCGTTTCGTCTAATTTAGTTGCCTGTATATATTCCCAGCTCTTAGCTGCCTCTTTTCTTATCTGTATTGAATTTATCTTATAATTATATCCCTCATAGACAATAACATCATTAGAATGCAATGGCCTTTCCTTCTCATATCTCATCACTATCACACTATCATAAGTCCATTGGCTCTGTTGGTAGTCATTAGTTGAGCTGCCTGATCTATCCTGCACCTCTGCCCATTTGCTCCACTGACTATCTATAATAGGGATAAGTCCGCCAAATTCGTTTTTGGCTGTAGTATATCTGTTTATAGTTACTCTGCTATTTAATTTATACACGTCTGTATGGGTTTAATAATAACTTAGCTATTGGGCTGATATCATCAATGCCCTGACTTCTATTATCGTAGATATAGTAAATCTGATTCAATAAAGCTGTTTTTAGCACCGTTGGCAATTCAGCATATCCTGCAGTATATTCAATAGTGACCTCATCAGTTTTAGGATAGAGTAAACGCTTAAACTCATTACCCTGCAATGTATAATCACTATCTAATATCAATGTATTGCCCTCGTTATCCTCTACACTTATCACATCAATGATAGGGCCATAAGGAATGTATATCCCACCATTAGAATTATTCAACACTGCAGTAATGCTGTGCTCCACAAATCCGACTCCAGTGTAAGCTTCACATTGCTGCCTAGCTCCAATGATAATGGCAGTGATTAAAGTATCATCTGTGCTTATGTCAATCTTACAGAAGTCCTTTGCCTCACTTAATTGCACTGGCTCAGTGATAACTCCATCATTAAATTGCACATCTATAACCGTATTATAATTTACCATGTTTATTTATTTTAAAAAGCCCCACCCAGTTTGGGCAGGGCCTTTTTATCTACACAATCAAACCTACACACCTAAGTATTAAACATTACCTAAATCAGCAGTGATAGCAGAAGTAGCTAACATCAAGTTGATTTCTTCTTGACACTCAATTCTAGCAGTAATTAAGTTCTTAGTAAAGTTATCAGAATCATCCATGCTAAACTCGATATTAACTGATTCAGTCTCAACTCTCTCAAGATAATCAGCATCGAATATTAACACCTTATCATCAGTTACCCATGAAGCTGAGATGATTGGAGTACCTGAAATAGTGATAGCACCATTTGGAGCACTTACAACACCACCTGCACCTTGATAATAACCGTTAGTATAAAGTAATTTGTTCAATCTAGCCATTTGCAATGGATTAACTAATGCATAAGATGCATTAAAGTTAGCAGCTTGCTGAGTAGCAATCAAATCCATGATAGCTTTGATATCATCAGTCTCAGTTGGAGTAGCTGGAGTCAAAGCACCTGTAACAGTTGCAAAGAAGTTAGCGTTCTCTTTCTTATAAAAATCTCTCATTAACAAACGAGGAAGAGTTGACTGCATGTAAGGTAATTGCTTAGCCATTTGCTTAGAGAAACGAGCAAAACCTGCGATGTAAGACTCAACAACTTTGATTTCAGTGAAATCATAGTCAATCTGTCCTTTGCTAGATCCTTCAGTTTGCTTAGCTAAAGCACCTTCAGAGCCAGACTCTTGATACTGAACATAAAGACCTGTAGGACTTACTGCAGTAGGAATCAAATCTCTGAAATTAACTTTCTGAGCTGGCAAGATAGCCTGACGAGCTGAGTAAGATGCTTGACCATCTCCAGTTAAGTTAGCACTCAATAACATTGTACCTACAGCTTTCAAAGACATGCTAAAAGGCTGTCCTTTCTTTACTTTGCTGATTTCGTCAAAGTTCTTCTCTAAACCTTCGTTGAAGATTTCTCCGAATGATTTAACTGATTCAGCAGGAGTCTTAGTGCTCTTAACTCTTGTTTGCAATAAATCAAATCCTTTGATTAACGCTGCGTTATCAGCTTTCAAAGTAGCTACTTCAGCAGCCATTGCAGAGATAGCCTCAGCAGATGATTGACCTTCAGCAAATGATTTCAACTTTGCATCTACATTATCGATTGCAGACTTTAATTGCTCAGCTATTTCTGATTTAGTTTTTTCAGTGATAGCCACTTCTAGACTTGATTTTAGACCTTCTAGCTCGGTCATTAATTCTTTCTTATCCATTTTGTTTTTTACTTTTTAATTGATTTATTAAACTCACGAATAATGCTTACCATATCCACTGGCTCAGTAGCTTTCACTGGCTGAGTAGTTCCCTTTATGTCTAGTATCATTTGTGCTAATTGTTTGCTATGCAAAAGTAGAGCCTCAATAGTCTCATCTGTTGCGTCTGTGTTTCTGCAGAACTTCTCTATTGCCTGTTGTCTAGCATAGATGAAATCTACATCAATCTCATTCTTAAGTGATGTAACTGGAGTTAATGGATTGGCTCCCCATGAAGTAAGTGAGCTGCCCTCATACAATTTAACCTCAGTTATCTCATACCATCCCTTAGATGGAGTATTCATGTAGTCCTCATAAGATTGTAGCTGATTCTGTTTAACCGTCTTAAATCCGATTGAGTGCTCAGTGATCAGTCCTGACTCTACCATCTTAATGAAGTCCTGCCCTAGTGTATGTGTGCCTATCTGACTCTCATACTTTAATCCCATTGCATCCTCCTTAAGAGAAGTAAGCTTGCCCAATGGCTGTGATGAGTCATGATTTATAAGATGTTTAATTCTAGGCTGAGCACTGTTAGGGCCCTGCTCTCTTATTGTTTTAGTAAAGGCACCTTTACGGATAATATCCCCATCACTATCGACATTGTCAAAGTGTGAGAAATAACCTTGTATTATACCTTTCTTAGGATC